GTCTCCCTCATGCAGTGACCCGCCTAGGTATGGCTGGTTCGTGATGGGGCTCTGCATCCCCGTGGGCGACGTGTATACGCCGAACGGGCCAAGATAGAAAGAGGTGTAAGGTACCTGTGCCATTACTGTCCAACCCCCTTGAATCCGAAGAGCGGCAGACCGTGCGTCGGCTGATCCCCGAAGATGTTAGTTGCATACCGCAGATAGCGGATGCTCGAAGTGATGTTGTTGGGAATACGATTCTCGTCAAAATCCATTGCCCAACCCGAACCAGGCTTCGGCTTCAAAGCCACCAGCGAGTAAGGATCAATGAACCAGAGGCACTCACCGGGGTTGATGATTGTAGCCGAAGGAATATTCGATCCAGTCGGCGACAAAGTACCAGCCGCCACCGCCACGCCATTCAGCTTGTACGTCGGCGTGAGGAATGGAGTCAACTGAGTTGTTCCGCCCACTCCATCGTAGAACTTTGCCGTGCTGGTATTGCCGAAAGCGCCAGGATTGCCACCGGGCAAGGTCTGCCAAGCCGCGCTCGAAGGAGCCAAAGGATCAGCATGAATCTTGCAGCCATTGAAGTCTACAGAAGGCCAACCGAAATCGGTTCCTTCCTTGACTTCCAACTGAAGCACAACGGCCTGCTGGCGGAATGCCAGAGCAATTGCGCCCCAACCGTAAAAGCTGGTGAAACCGCAACGGGCCTTCGCGCCCAGAGTGCCGAGTCGAGCATTGGCAAGCAGGAAGTGAGAGTAGTTGATAGAGCCAGCAGCGCCGGTCGGTGTTCCACAGAAGTAAGGAGTAGAGTTGTACGCCTGCCCCACAACACCGTTGCGCGTAATACCGCCAGTCAACTGGAAGTAGTTTCCGAACGGACTCGGGTCAACGCCATTGTTGTAGATTTCCTCGAACCCGTTCATTGCCAGATGGCGGTCTGTAGAGACGCCAGCAGTCGAAGAGCCAGGAGCGCCGCCAGAGTTCCACTGGCCATGCTGATACGCCTGCATCTCGGCCATTGACTCAAGCCGCTGGGTCATGCAGTAGTTGTCAATCAATTCCTGATCGGCAACCTGTGTTTCACCTGGAGCGTTGTAGAGCTTGTACTCGGTCGGTTCGACCGTCAAGCCAGATGCCATGAATCGGATATCGTACAGCGTATCCGTTACTCGCTGCTTGTTGGCTGGGTTGATGGTTGCACCTGGTTGAGTGGCATAACCATCCGTGTAGTCATAGATGCCGGGAGTCCGAACACCAGTCCCCTGGAAGTCGAGGTCGATAATACCAGCCTCGCGAAGAAGGGTCATCAACGGATAGTTGGTGCCAAACCAGTCGATAACGGTGCCCTTGCGGATCATTTCCCGCGAGACAGCGTCTCTTACGTTGTAGGAGAGATCATTGGGGTACGGCATAGTTTCGGATCACCCTTTCTTCAAAAAACAGAACTTAAGCGGCATTCATCCGCGTTTGAACTTCTTTGCTCACGCGGTCGCGTGCCATGCGAATCTTTTCCATCGGAGACTTGCCGGCCATTTCCTTCACACCAGCAGCATCGGAAGGCTTTGGAATGTTGGGATAGTTTGAAGTGCCACCAACGTGAAGCTCTGAATTCCCAGCAACATTGGGATGAGCGGCCTTGTACTCTTCTTCCCACTTCGCTTTCATCCCTTCAAGGCGCTTCGTCTCTGCATTCTTGGCGTTTTCCTGTTCCTTGGAGCTAACTTTGTAGGTCTGCTCCATGTAGTCATGGACAGAGAGGCGAGACTTCATGGCCTTGTCGGCAATCGTGGCAGGATCTTCAGGAACAGCAGAATTGAACACCCGCTGATAGCGGTTCATCTCGTTCATGGTCTGCCCCATCATGCCGATACCATTCATGATGGTCTCTTCAAGCTGCTTCACAGGGTCTTTTGCTGCCGGACCCTGGTTCACCTTGGGAAGATCGGGAATATTCAGACCAGTGAATCCAGCCTTCTTGATCTCATCGATTGCAGCATCCCGAGCGCTGAGAGCCGCAGTAAGAGCAGCGTTGTTCGCCTGCAACTGAGCAATGTTTGCCTCGGTAAGGCCAGAGGTACGGATGCTGTCATCAATCACTCGCTGAAGTCCCTGCGCGTCCTGCAATTGCTTTTGAGCTTCGGCAAGTTTGCTTTGCGAATCAGATTCCATCGCAGAAAACTTGTCGTTCCAATTCTTGAGTACGCCTGCCTTCGCGGGATCAACTGTTACTCCAAGTTCGGCAATGAGTTCCTCTACTGTCATGCTTTTCTCCTAATTATTGCTGCGGCGGCGCAGAAGGTTGCTGAGGCTGCTGTGTAGCCGCCTGCGAACTCATCTGGATTGCCTGCACGATGGATTGAACTGCTTGATTGAGAGGTTCTTGAACGGAAGTATTCTGCTGGGCAACCTGCTTGAGTAACATTGCAATCTTGCCCAAAGTCGTCTGAAGCGGGTTAGCTTGAGACGCACCAGCATCGGCTCCTTGTGGTGTTGGTTGGGGAGCCGATGCCTGCGGATTTGCCATTGAAGTAGCCATGACTACTTCTTGGCTGCTTTCTTGCCACCGCGCTTGCGACCACGGCCCTTGCGGGTTTTCTTGCCAACATGCTCGCTAACGCCCTTGATGACCATTCCACTCTTGCGCTTTGCCATGATGCTTTTCTCCTTTGGTTGACTTTCGCCCTAAACAGAAACAGCCCCAAAGCTGTTTCGCTTTGAGGCCGTTCCGATCTCCAAAGGAGTGGATTGGAATCTCTATATTCAATAATCTATCGACAACGCTACGCCGGTTCTTTTTTAATGTCAAGCGACTTTTCCAAAGAAAAAACTTCATCGGTCAAATCGTCCAATTCGGAGCCAAGCCGAACCTTGCCTATCTGTTCCGTCAGAACCTGTGTCACTCCGCCTTGATTCATGTTCACATTTGCTTTGCCGGTCACCTTTCCATGCTGCAATTGTGACTGAATATAAGCAATCGCCTCGGGAACACGGTCCTTGTTTCGGAGAGATATAGTCTCGCGGTAGGAGACAATCTTCTCCCGCTTAATCACTTCAATTCCTAATTCCTTCTCAATATCTGTGCGGGTATCCAAATGATTCCTCCTTTAGCTCGATTTGTTCACTACTCTAACCTGCCCTGATCGCGATCCTTTCATGGCTGGTTTTGGACTTTTCTTTCCAGTTTGCTTTCTTCCTCCGCCCTTGCCTTGCCCTGGACCTCCCTGTTGCTGTTCGGGAGGATGCAAACCAAGTGATGCTGTCTTATGTGCCAATGTAGCTTCAACGTCTAATTTCCATTCCGCATCTTCAAGCTGCTCTTCCTTCCAACGTTCATGCCTTACCTGATAGTCTGGAACTCCAATTTTTTCCATCGTGGTTTCCAAATCGACAGGAATCTTCTGCTGAAGGAGCATTATTTGAGTCATTCTCTCAGTCAGGTGTGTTACGTTTAGCAACTGTGCGGGAGTATTGATAACCTTCAGCCTTTCGCAGAACCATTTTGCCCGATCCTGCCGACTGTGCGCACTAACATTATCTTCATCCTCGCCGGGAAGATGCGATGGGACCAAGGAGTTTGGATCATTATCAAAGGTCTCTACCCCAACGCTCTCCGGGCCAATCATATCCATCAGCATCTGAGGAGTGAAGTATTGCGCAATGTTGTACTTCAGCATGTTTGCGTCTTTGGAGTTGGCAATCCACTGATTCAAAGCGATGCCTTTGGCTACCGGCCCTAGATTTTCGACCATCTTGTCGAATGCCTGATCAGACATGTTTCCTTTTACTTCTCGCATGGAGGAAATGTCTGTCAAACCCAGGGCGCCTTTGATTGCAGCGCCAAGCATATCGACTCCCTTGAAGTCCTTCTCATCTACATCGACTTCAGGGGGAAGTAGGGATTTTGTCCACTTCGATGGATCGCCCTTGCCACCGACACGCACACCCTGCGCATGGAGCAAGTCTAGCTTGTCCATCTGTGTACGCGACACGCCAGTCGATACATCAGTTCCTAGGGGAGGGTCTTTGCGAACCGATAGAACGGTATTAATGTCCGAAAGGCGATCACGGCGAGCCACTTCAAGTCCTTTGACGCCAGACACGATGGAGTAGCCCATCGGCGACCATACCCAGTCATTCACGTCGTGCTGAGTAACAGGAATCTTGGCGTGCATATCAAATGCCGTGTCATCGTAAAGTGGAACTGGGCAAGATGGGGAAGTGATTACAAGACGCAAACGAGGATACATGCGGCAATCTTTCAACTCAGCTTTGCGGGAACGCGGCAGGCCGGAATCAGAATCAATCGTGACTATCAAGTCGCCAAGTGTGGGAACCTTGTAGCCCCAGGTTGTTTCATCCACACCCATCTGCTGCGTGTATCCAGTGTCGTTGATACGCAGATCGTGAATAAAGTGATACCTGATTTCGGTGTACTTGTCCACCCATTCGGAAGTATTTGATCCGCCAAAGCGCCAGCGGTCATAGAACTCATAGCGCCGAAGCATGTTTTGGGTTACGTTCACTCCTGAACGTGAATATTGAGAAATCGGGGTAAGCCACTTTTGGAACTGTTCAAACCGCGCATGAGCCTCTGCCAGCCCCATCGGGAAGACGATTGTACCCGCGTAGGCGTCGTCAATGTCCGCGTTGTGGGGTAGCTGGTCAGGAAGAAACTCGCGCGGCCCCAGCGCCTCAAACTTGATCTTGGCTGTCCCTCCACCATGCCACGGGCGAGAGAACTTCTGCCACTTGTAACCACGGCCAAGCATAGCCCACTGGAGAGCCTTGCGGGTGTTTGGTACGTATAGAGAATCCCAAAACACAAACTTGAAAATATCGTTATAGAGAGCAACTGTCTTCTTTGATTGCTCCGCTTTCGACCCCATCGTGGCAATCTGGCGAAGGTCGGTAATTGTCTCGACAAATGAGCGGATGTCTGGCTGAAGAAGGTTCGACGGCATATCCCGGTCCTGGCCGGTGCCCATCAGAAGCTGAATATCATTTGTAAGGTTTGCGATGCCGGGTTGATTCTGGACCCAGTTATCGCCCTGCTGCACAATTTCTTCGAAAAATCCCTTAATATATTGGCCAGACATCTCCCTTGGCGGTGCCTGCCATGAGATTAAACGGTCGCTGTCTCCAAGAAGCATTAGAGATTTCCTCTACGCGCATCTTTCAAGATTCGGGCATCGTCCCCGCCTTGCTCGTACATCTCTGCTGCGAGCTTGGGAACGGCCCTGATTCTCTGGCTAAGAATACGCTCATAGAGCTTGTCCTGCGCGTCCATCATCCGCAGATTCACGTCTCTATTGAATTGATCGAGATGGGCATTACGGGCAATCACGGCATCGCGGACCGACTTGCGGAATCCACGCTCTCGTTCCAGCTTGCTGACTGCGGCCCGCTCCTCGTCTTCAATGTGTTGCTGGCGGTATTGGTCCATGAATCGGTCAAGATCGGAGGCATGTAGGCATTCAATTGCCTCATAGCGGATGCCATCGGGGACATTTAGAGGGGGGGCGCCTGCAATTCCAAAGGATAAGATTCTTCCTGTGTCCAAGTCTTTGTAAACGCATGTCCGCTCGGTTTTGCACAACTGAACATTGCCCATATCGGAAAGTGTACCTCCATTGGTAAGCGATAGCAATTCTAAACGCTAGTATCCAGGAACAATAGACGCTTGCGTACACCATGTGTCATTCAGAGCTTCTTTTACCTTTTTGGTTAAAGGCCATCGGCTTTGTATCCTCTTCGCCGAGTTTTCCATATCGTGAAGTGTAGTCCAAGTCATCGCATCTGCGAAAATTCCATCATCATGACCCCCTTGCTGGTGCTCTAGCCGGGCAGAGTTTCCAACTCCCTTATCAAACTTCCTCACAAACAAGGCTAGTTGTCGAATAGAGATTGGGTCATTCAACACAAGCCATCCGGTATTTATGGCGTCAACATACCGATCTAGGAGAATAGAACGCGTGTACATTCTGGTGAACCATCCCTCTTGAGTTCCCTTATTTGGGTCGATATTACCCTTTGAATCATAGCGATGCATGATGTGATGGTCAAGGAATCCCATTATCTTCAGTTGGTGCTGGCATTCATCGCCAGGCTTCCGAACTTGCTCAATGATGAACTTTACCAGCAATGGATTTCCTGAGATCACGTTCTTGTTTCCATCGGTTCCATAGAGCACGGCAATGGCGGCCGCAATACGGGCCATCTGAGGAGAATTGACTCGCAAAGAATTAAAGCTGGCGACTATACGGTCTGGCTCTTCATTATGACCATAGCGGCTTACACGCAAGGCTGAACGGTCCTCATTGGGCGTGTTTAGCCCATGTGCTGTATCAATTGCAATGGCATATTCTGCTCCAGGCTCCGGCTCCTCAAAAACCAAGAGCTTATCAAAACATGCCGCATCGGTTGAATCATCGAATGGACGCAAGGGTACTAGATTCCAGCGATACTCGTTTCCGTCGATACCTTCCCAGTCCAGAACAATATTCGATTCATTCTGGTTTACGTCTTCTAGATTTGGCTCGTAGGGCTGGTTTTCGTTGCCCATCAGAATCGTTCTCCCAGTGATGGCATAAGCCGCGTAGCTCTTCTCTCTTGCTTCTGTGACAATATTGATTGTCTCTTGAGTGAAGACTGGATCATCCTTGGATTGGAAAGCATCCCCAGGAGTGACGGCATTTGCCGCCAGGAATTCTCGTTCTGCGTGCTTTGCTACGGCCTCCTCATATCCGCACTGCCAGAACCATTGGAACTCTTTTGGCATCTCCCAGTGCTGGCCGAGGAACTTCCACAGGTAGTCTGTGGAGCGCACATAAAGCTCGCCACGGCGGCGCATCTTGCGAGTGGAATCGGTGATCTTGTGTTCCCAATCCTCTGGCAATGGGTGCTGGCGTAACCATGCTTCAGGCGGGTATAGGTCAGTTGCACAGGCTGGGGGAATGAAGAATGCCTTGAATCGTCCTTTACCAGAAGAGTACAACTCCCAGCTTTCCTTCTGCCAAGTCGTTGCCATCGAACCAGTTCCTTCTAGAACCATGAATAGCGATGGAAGCTGGTGGCAGGCAGGGAATAGACCCTCGTCTAGTGTGTGCTTTGGGTTAAGATAGTCGCCAAGCTCAGAAATATGGAGGCACGATGGAGAATCCCCCTGTCCGATTCCAACTTCCTGAGCTCCAGCCTGCACAGAAAGCCTACTTCCATTCGTCCAGCGTGGCTCAGTAACCTTGGTGGAAGTCTGACCGACTCTCAGCCAAAATGGGAGATTATCCTGGCATGTGTCGATCATGTTCTTGAGCTTCTGTGACTGGGGAACCTGCACAGATGCCATGACAGCATAGGTGTTGGCGACGTAGAGAATGCGATGTAGGAAGAATAGAGCAGTTACCGTCGAGACTCCAAGTTGTCGAGCCTTTAAAATGAAAAGCTGAATCGCTATCTGAAGATCGTCGCACTCAGCCAGAAACGAGAAGAATATCTTCTGAGCAATCCTAAAATTGAAGTGAACAATTTGTGTATTCGCCGCCCTGATCTTGGCATAGCGCGTGACAAAGTATTCAGCCGATGCGAAGCTAAGGAATCGCTCGTTTGCTACCCATCGCTTGATCTTCTTTATCGTCGCCGGAGTGGGGGACTTGTCATCTTTCCAAAAGAAGTATGACCGTGCTCCTGTTTTGGATGAAGCCTTTGTTGTGTACTTGTCAATTTCCTCGGCCATATAATCGCACTCATCAACAGAGTGCATGACAGGCTCCCACCCATTCTTGAGCGTGAATTCCTTGATCGTGGAATTGACGATTCTTTCGCTGTACATCTAGTCTTTCTTGCCTTCCAATAGCTTATGCTTGTCTTCACTCCAGTTTTGGATGTTGTCTCCCAATTGCGGGAAAGCCTCATCCCAGTCAGCATCAGCATCGGAATCCTCATCACGCTCCTCTGCTGGCCGGCCAAACCCAAAGTTGATCTCGACGCCTCCACCCTTCTTTGTGGGAAGGAATCCTACCGCCTCATGAAGCATCTTGCGATCCGCCTGTCCAACCATTCCCGGAGTCAAAGCATTCTCCACAGTCGCGTCAACAACGTCAGGATGAGCCAGAATAGCCTTCATAGCGCTCTCAGTTGCCTTCATAGACTTGGCAGACATGAGAATTGCCCCGAGAAGCTCAACGGGGCTCACCTTGGCGCGTACGCACATTGCTTCCAGAGACAGGAGCTTTAAATCAGCAGGCTTGATGTCCCTCAGAGCGTGCATGAATGCCATGGCGCAAGGCTGATTCGACACCGCAGCGAATGCAAATATCTGCTTGCGGGGAAGTGTCTTTCTCGACCCTCCAAAGCAGCGTGAAAGGATCTCCGCTGGCTCGTGAGGAACCAAGGCAACCTCGGCAGGGTCAATGTCCAGGCGCTTCATCACTACAAGTGGAGTCTGTCCGCTATGCTTGATGATTGAGGCGCTTGGCGAACCTTGCGAGCGCGTCTTCTTCGGACTCGAAGGCTTTGTACTCTTCCGGGCTTTGCGGTCTGGTACGATCTCCAACCCTTGAGATGGTGGCTTCTGCTGTTTCATCAATTTCAGGATACTCCCTATCTGCCCAGCGTTCAGCGACTTTTACGGCTCGGTCGAGGATGTCGAGTAGGCGGTCAAGCTGTTTCGAGGTCATGCCGTGGTCTCCACTTGCAATTCCGGGTCCATTGGCTCCCCGTCTTCCCACTTGAACTGATTCAGTGGGAAATGAGCATGGCAGTTCACGCACATCGTCCCTGAATAGAAATAGGGATCGCGGGCATAGGTTTCTGCGAGCTCCCGGCCCATCGTTGTGACCGAACCGCAACGCAGATGCTTATAGGAGCGACGGACGGGCTTCACAAACCCCTTGGCCCTCTCTATGGGGCAGAGAACCACATAGTCCTTCTGCATCCCGGTGGTGGGATCGGTCTCGCGGTGCTCTGGCGTCTCGGGGTTACCGCTCAGCATACAGCGTTTCGTGCGGTCAACGGGAGCGATATCGCTGTCTGGCACTATGCCTCCTTTACTCGGGTGAGTGTTAGCGTCTTGTCGTCGCCGGACATGGCCATAGCCAACGTACCTAACTTCGCACACCTGAACATATCTGCTACCGCGACGACAATCACTCCGCCCGCATCGTCGATGAGTTTAGCGAGAGAAGCGTTCACCATAATGCGGCACTCTTCCTCTGACCATATGCGCTTAGAGTGGTTAGTGAAAGTCGTTTTCAGGTCGCCTCGCTCAACTAGAGCGTCTGCGGACTTCGATAGAAGCAGGTTTGCCAAATTACGCGCCTGCTCTACCGAGAAAACGATGTGCCCCACTCCATCTTTATCGGGCTGCAAGTCGGGGTGGTTGACGACGACTTCGCCGTTGCCGTTCGTCCCAACTTCTAAGACTCCCTTTGCGATATTACTCACACGTCCCTCCGTTTCCCCTGCCCGCGCATCGACTGCGAGAATGTCGTCTGCTGAGGGTCGGGCTTCTTCAACTCCGTCGGCTTTGGAATGGGCTGGTCAGTCTCGCGGCGAAAGCGGTCAGGGGGAACCTCATCGATTGTGCCACCAAATGATTTTGTGGCATCCATCGGTATACTCTCTGAGCGATCTCCAATTCCTCCATACGTAATCCTTCCAAAGTCGTCTAGACTGTACTTTACCCACCAATCTGCATGAATTGCTCCATCTTCCATCCACCAAACAAGCGTCCACTTCGCATTGAACTTTGCATACGCCGTGTGACCGAGCAATGAGCACGTCTTGCCAAGTCCTTCGATGATTCGATCTTTAAGCGGCTCGAGCACATCCTCCGGCAATTCTCGCGTCATGCGGACTGCAATTCCCCTCTTGATTTCCGTTCCCGTCAATGGCTGAGGAATTACTACTGGTGATTCGTTCACGATTTCGCCTCTCTGTACCTTTCCTGCAATGCCGCCATTTTCTCACGTGTGCTAAGCCTGGGCGGATGCTTTCCCTTTTCAATGTCGCGGATGGTCTTTCTTGTCAATCCAAGCACTTCAGCTTCCTGCTCCTGGGTCCATCTCCGCTCCCTACGCCAGCGCTTCCACTCGCTGGCATAGTCACGGGTTGGGTCGCCGTGCTGCCTCATACCGGCCTGATGATTGTAGGAGCTTGCGGTTGATCCATGCCCACAAACTGGGTATTCAAGGTATGGCCGCAATGGCTGCACCAGATCACAGACACCAGATGACCCGCCTGAGTCCTGACTACGTTGCACAGAAACTCCAGAGGAACATGCCCGCACTTGGGGCACTTAGGCTGCGCAATCTTCGGTGTCGTCTTGTTCACAAACTCAATCAGTTTATCGTCGCGGTCGCTCACTTTTCATGCTCCTTCTTGAAATGCTTGTGGTACTCGGTTAGGCTGAAACAGATCAAACCGCATCTTGGACAAATCCACTCGTGATCATTAACCACTTCATCCTCCAGTATCGGGCATCCATTCTCGTACTCCCTCACTTCTGCTCTTTTCCAATAGAAAACTTGGAGCGGGGATCGGGACTCGAACCCGAAACCTTCGGACTGGAAGACCGACGCTCTGCCTGTTGAGCTATCCCCGCAATTTTTTTATCCTGATCCCAATAGGGACTTTTACACTTTCCACACCTGATCGGCCTCCCAATACCCCGGAAGCACCATTCCTTACCGCACGCTTTGCAATGCTTAATATCCATACTGTTAGTGTACACTGTGCATTATTATTGTCAAGTGTACATAAAAAATGTACACCATGCGCTCTAAAATCTTGTGTCCCTAGCGTTGGTCAAATTGCCGTCCAAGCCATCGTTAGCCACCCAAGTCAGGACAACCTCTCCGCAACCGGCTCATCCGGCCAACCTCCGCGCGGCACGACAACTCAGTAGAATGAGCCACATAGCCCCTACCGGTAGCACCATAGGCGCATCTGCCGCCCTCCCAGCGATGGCAAGAGCGAACAACCTGGCCGGACATCACCTCTGCTCTATCCCGTACATCGGGCATCCAGTATCGGGACACGCCCACGCCACCACAACTCCCTTGATGACCTTGCCGGTGAGCACGTGGCCGCACTCGCAGCACTCAGGCGTGCAATCCTCGGCGGGCTCAGGCTCAACCTCTGCCCTGGAAACATTGCCGGCGCATATCGAGCGGAGCGCATCCATGGTGGGCTTGTGCTCGGAAGGTATCGGCTCAGCTTGAGGCAGTGGGCTGTGCGACGTGGGTATCGGTGGCTCATCCCATCCGCGCTCGATGGCCTCTAGCAGAACATCCGTCTTGCTTTGCTTGCGGACACTGCACCTGGCATCAATCCGAGAGGCCAGCACATCAGGTATCCGTATCGCTATCAATATCTTTGCTGGGACAACACGCTTTTTATGTGGACGCTTATTGGCTTTATGCTCAATTTTATGACAATTAGAGCAAAGCACCTCAAGATTTTCTATCTCATTATTGGTGCGATCTCTATCTTTGTGATGCACCTCAAGCGCGTCGGTATTGGAGTATCCGCACCATGCACACGATGTAAGGCGTCCAGATGAAATAACTAGGTTGCGATATGCACTCATGCGTTAAGTGTATCACGTTTGTATTCTTAACGTATAACAACCACACGCTACTCCCCGCTATACCGGCTCCATTGGGGCAACCCTGGTCACAACACCGGCCTGCTTGCGCCCAAACATAACCGTTGCGATCAGAGAAAATCAGAACCGTTTAGAGAGAATGGGGCGGTGAAAAGCCCTCCCATTAACTATCGATATAGCGCAAAGCATTAAATTGACACGCGTTACAACAAATTGCATTTTATTGCAAAATAATGCTTGACATTGCGATACATGGTGATAGGGTGGATACAGATTGATTGAGGTGTACAGCCTCAATATGAGCCGGATACCCGGATTGGAGATTACAAATGAATCACTCGATTAAGATCAATCGCATCCGCCGCCAAATGAGCATGGCTGCTTATCCGCGCACTGTAGAGGCTATTATGGCCTCAATCCCATCCGGCCTATTGGCAGAGATACCGAGCAAGTACTTGGTGCTCATTGCCAATGCCCTGCACATGGCGCATCGGGCAGGTAAGGACCAAGCTGAGCGCGATGTGCTAGCTGAGGGCACAATCTACTCTCCCGCCGCTGGGCGGATGCTGGAGGTGAGGTAATGCGGATAACGATCAACATTGCAGCCTACGGACAGCCGGGAGCCGCGATCCCAGTGCGACAACGTGGTAAATCAACCGGCGACGGAGTGTCGCAGAACGAGAAGAGCATGACCGCCCGCAAACTATCCACATACGCCGGATCATTCCTGCCGAGCGAAGTAGCCGACACGTTGCACGATGTCTCTGACGTGATTCAATTCATGGCCGAGAATGGCTACCGTGACGCGATGGATTCCACAACTGGATTTTCCGCCAGGGCTACAGCTCCCAACGGCTTGACTGTCTGCGTCAACGGGTATGTTTCCTACGACAATTGCCGCCACAATCTACGTCGCCGCGTCCAGTTATCAGCGGCTTCCCGCGCATAGCCTTCGCCGCGCCGATCCACGGCAAGAGCAAAGGTGCAATATCCCACTAAACCGCTAACCTAGAGCGTTATCCGGGTGAGCCGCTACCAGCGGTATGGAGAATCGACAATGAAGCTGATTCGGTATACCCACCACACGGTAACTCAAGACGACTGGTGCGTATCGCTTACCACTGGAAGTAGAATTGACGGAGCTATTCTCTCGGTTCATCGCCACAGGCTTGCTGGACGGGAATTGAACTGGAAGCAAACCATGAGCGGACTCGGTAATGGTCGCCTATTCCCGTCCGCTGATGTGGCTTGGCAATGGGCCTTCGATCATGGATACACTCGCCTCTACTTCACTCATGCCGACCTACGCGCTAGACGGAAGGCAGACGCCCACAAGTACACTTTCTCGAACGGCTACAGGCAGTTACGTGATGAGACACCCAACTGGTACGGCGCACAGTCCGATATGCGCTCAGAACCAGTGACGGCCTGAATCCGTGCAATATCCCACTAAACCGCGAGCCCGGAGCGTATCCGGGTAGAGGCAATGAAAATGGAAACTCTCAGAATCACGAAGGCTGATCTGAACGAATACAACGAGTATGCCGCTTCACGCGACCTTGACTTTGACGGCCACATTGAAATCGCAGCGTCTCTAGGATGCGTAAAGGTGCGTGGATTTATCAGCGCTGCTGGTTGCTTGGGTATCGAGGCTGGCTCGGGTATCGAGACTGGCTTGGGTATCGAGGCTGGCTGGGGTATCGAGGCTGGCCGGGGTATCAAGGCTGGCCGGGGTATCAAGGCTGGCCGGGGTATCAAGGCTGGCTGGGGTATCGAGGCTGGCTGGGGTATCGAGGCTGGCCGGGGTATCAAGGCTGGCCGGGGTATCAAGGCTGGCTGGGGTATCGAGGCTGGCTGGGGTATCGAGGCTGGCTTGGGTATCGAGGCTGGCTCGGGTATCGAGGCTGGCTTGGGTATCGAGGCTGGCTCGGGTATCGAGGCTGGCTGGGGTATCGAGGCTGGCTCGGGTATCGAGGCTGGCTTGGGTATAGAGGCTGGCCTTCAAATCACAGCCAAAATGATCACAGCCAAACTGAGGATCTTCGCGGGAATCTGCATTTGGAAGATTCCATCTTCCACAGAGATGACCATCAGTGCTCAGCGTGTCGAGGGCACTGTGAGTTTTGGAGACGTGAAACTGCTCCCCAGTGAAACCCCATCAGCCACGCCAAAAGCGTAAACCGCATCCCACTAAACCGCTAGCCCGGAGCGTTATCCGGGTAGAGGCAACCATGACACTTTCCGCAATCGAGTACCTGTACCGCCCGATGTACCGCCCCGCGCACGATTCCGCCTTTCCTCCGGATGTGACCTGGGATTACGTCGAAGCTCCTGCCTCCGATCCGATGATTGCAGTTCGGCGCGGACTACCGCTCTCCCGTCAACCGTTCGGCGTGATCGCTTTGAATCGCCGGCTAACGTCTCAAGAGCGCACAGAATACCAGATGGAGATCGCATGAAAACGGCAGCTCAGAAATACTCCGAATCCAATGCAGAGGCTATCCTGGCCTACTTTCGCGGCGTAGACGGCACGTTCGTTCCCACTCCCGCGCATCCTTCCCACCGGTATCCGATGGTTGACGATACTGTCGGGATTCACACCGTCCGGCTATCGCAGAACAACCTCGCCGGGTACTTGGAACAGGCATTTGTGGCAGGCGAACGGGCAGAGTTCGGCAGGATTACTGGGAAGAAGTCTCCCTTTAAGCGGGAAGGCTTGCACTCTCATGAAGAGCCGCTTCCGGGTCGCCATTCTCCCTGGAATCGTGATTGTCCACAGTGCATTGCCGACAAACTGATCTCGGAAGGGAACGTGCCCGGCGTTGAAGATTCATGCGTTGAGGAACCGGACCAGCTCACTGGAAAGCCACTCCCTGCAATCGTAGAAACCATGTTGGCGAGAATGAGTCCTGTCCAGCTAGAGTGTCGCAGGTTTGACGGCCTGGCAAGCGCGGTTGACGAACTGATCCGCCATGATGAATCACGCATTGACGAAAAGCTACGCCAGTTGATTGCGGCGGCGGACGCGGAAGCGGACCGTAATGACGGCAGAGAACCTGGGGACACTAGAGACGAGGAATCTCTGGAAGATCACAACATTCAAGGACTCGGAGCCTTTCGGGACGTGTTCGATGCGGACGGTGAACAATGAAACC